GGTATGTCTTCGTGCAGCACGACCCCAACACCTCCTGGGGGCCAATCCGCGACGCTCCAGGCGTCCATTCAGTGCTCCGATGCGGTAACCTGATACAGTATGCCCGTAAGGGCGACGTAGAGGCGCTCCAGGCGGGTGACGCCACCCGCCGCACCATTGCGGCCCCCGGTACCTCCTACGCCCCTGGCGAGGCTGTGAGCGTCCGCACAGGGCCTCTCGGCGGCCATCACGGGGTCGTCGTCCGCACCACCGCATCACACGCCGTCGTCGCGCTGCTCCTCATGGGCCGACTGGTCGAGGCCAGCGTCCGCCTCGACGCACTCACACGACCCGCCGCCTAGGACCACGCCATGAACCTCCTCTGGGTCATCATCGTCGTGCTGCTCGTGCTGGTGCTGTTCGGCGGCGTGGCCGGCTATCGCGGCGGTTGGGGCGGTCACCCCTACGGCGGTTACTACAGCGGCGGTATCGGCATCGTCGGCGTGATACTGGTGGTGGTGCTGATTTTGCTGCTGATGGGGCGCTTGTGAGTGTCGCTCACCACACTCGGCGAGAAACTCATCGCAGCACTCCCGCCTGCGTTCATCGTGCTTATCTTGCTCAACTGCGGATTCATTACGTTCGCAGTCTATACCTTCAACGCCAACGTCGAGGCACGCAACGCTATGCTCTCCCGCATCATCGAATCATGCCTTGTCGATCGGCAGAAGCCGTGATGTGTCTCAGTGTGTGATACCATTAGCGTAAAGTGCCCTAAATTGCCCCAGCGACCTGCAACCAGAACGAGCGGTCAAGGCCGCCCAAAGGGTGTACCCAACAAGCTGACTGGCGACGTCAAGGCGATGATCGTCGGCGCCTTGTCAGACGTTGGTGGCCGCCAATACCTCGCCGCCCAGGCACTGGAGAACCCAGCGTCGTTCCTCTCGCTCGTCGGTCGTGTGCTACCGCTGCAACTGACCGGCGATCCGGATAACCCCATCTCATATGTCGTGCGCGCGCCATCGCCCGTCGATTCCGCAGCAGAGTGGTTGCGACTGCACGCACCATCCGATAGCCGTCAGCCAGTTGTCATCGACGTAGACACAGACACGAACAATGGCGACAGCTAACGTCATCACCGTCTGGGAAGCACAACCCGGCCCGCAAGAGGCGTTCGTCGGCTGCCCTGTGTTCGAGGTGTTCTTCGGTGGTGCGCGCGGTGGCGGTAAGACCGATGCAGTGCTCGGTGAATGGTCCCTGCACGCCGACGAATATCGCGCCGATGCCATCGGTCTCATGGTGCGGCGGTCACGCATCGAACTGCTCGAAACATTCGAGCGCGCACGCATCATCTACACGAAACTCGGTGCCACGTTCACGCAAAACCCGATGCGCGTTGCTATGCCGAATGGCGCACGTCTCACCTTCGCATACCTCGAACGCGACGCCGACGCAGAGCAGTATCAAGGCCATAGCTACACGCGTGTATACGTGGAGGAGGCTGGCAACTTCCCGTCTCCAGCACCCATCATGAAGCTCATGGCGACGTTGCGATCCGGTGCTGGCGTGCCAGTTGGCATGCGGCTCACCGGCAATCCGGGTGGACCAGGACACCAGTGGGTTCGCGCACGCTACATCGATCCGCACCCGCTCGGCTGGCAGATCATCCACAGCCCCGAGGGCCTGGAGCGTATCTACATCCCGTCGCGTGTTGCTGATAACGTCTACCTCGGTGCCGACTACGTGCAGCGTCTCCGTGCCTCTGGCTCACCCGAACTGGTGCGCGCATGGCTTGAGGGCGATTGGTCGGTCGTTAGCGGAGCGTTCTTTCCCGAGTTCTCGATGGACCGGCACGTTATCGCACCACGGTCGTTGCCCGATCACTGGCCACGCTTTCGTTCATTCGACTGGGGATCGGCTCGTCCGTTCTCGTGCCTCTGGTGGGCGGTGTCCGATGGCAGCATCCAAGACATAGCCCGAGGTTGTCTGGTCAATTACCGCGAGTGGTATGGCATGCGGCCGGGCGAGCCGAACGTGGGCCTGCGCATGACGGCCGAGGCGATCGCTGACGGCATCCGCACGCGGGAGGCCGACGATCCTGGCGTCCTGGTTGGCGTGGCTGATCCGGCGATGTTCGCCGAGGACGGTGGCCCCTCGATCGCGCACCGTATGATGGCGCGCAGCGTGATATTCCGACCGGCCGACAACAAGCGCATCGCCGGACGTGGCGCGATGGGCGGCTGGGACCAGGTGCGGGGCAGGCTGGCCGGCGACGCTGACGGCAGGCCGATGCTGCTGCTGTTCTCCACCAGCGTGGATCTGATCCGCACGCTGCCGGCGCTGCAGCACGACGATGCGCGGCCGGAGGACGTGGACAGCGACATGGAGGATCACGCGCCGGATAGCTGCTTCATTGCCTCAACGCGGATCGCGACACAGCGCGGGCGGGTCCGTATCGACCGCGTCCGGATGGGTGATCTCGTATTGACCAGGGATGGATACCGGCCGGTGACGGCGGTGTTCACCAACGGCGAGCGGTCAGTGATGCGGGTTCGCCTGTCTGACGGTTCGATGCTGACAGGCACGCCAAACCACCCTGTATGGGTGGAAAATGAGGGGTTTATTCCCTTGGGTTCTCTGCGATACGGGGATATGATGCGCCCATCATGGTCGTTGTCATCAGCCCCTCGGTCCAGCAATTCCTGGGCGTCAGCTATTACCGGTGCGGTATCTACTTTCAGCATCATGGCCAGAGACTGCACCGTGTCGTTTGGGCGCACTTCAACGGGACAATTCCGAAGGGCGCGCACATCCATCATCGTGACCTCGATACGACGAACAATCAGCCAGACAATCTGGCCTGCGTTACCAAAGATGAACACCTCTCGTTCCATGGCAGACTGCGAGCCGGCGACGCTGCTGCCAACCTTGCCCAGCATGCTCGTCCATCAGCCGCTCAGTGGCATGGCTCAGATGCCGGCAGAGAGTGGCATCGGCTGCACTACGAGCGTTGTGCGCCGAGCCTCCATCGTCGTGAGCCAGTGGTATGCGAGGCTTGCGGTCGTGGGTTCAATGGTCTGCCGAACCGCAGTCGCTTCTGTTCCAATGCCTGCAAGTCAGCCTATCGACGACGGATGCGGACGGACAATGTGGAACGGGTCTGTCATGGCTGTGGCAACCCATTCATGGCCAATAAGTTCAAGGAGCAGTTGCACTGCTCTCTCGCCTGCACAGAGCGTGGGAAATACGAGCGGGCCGACGTGGCTGCGACGTGCAATCATTGTGGCGTCGGCTTCATGGCGAAGGATGCGCGGGCAATCTGGTGCTCTAACTGTTGTCGGCGAGCCAACGATCGCCGGAAAGCAAAGGGTCTTCAACCTCTCCGTGGAGCAGGCTGAAGAATACTTCGCCAATGGTGTGCTCGTTCATAACTGCCGCTATGCCTGCATGTCGCGGCCGTTCATTCGTGACGCCAAGGCGGTGACGCCTACGGACACATGGATGAAATCCTGGCAGCGCTCGGAGCGCTCGGACGCCGCAGAAAGCTGGAGGGTAGCCTAGTAGGATGACCGAGGACCAGTCCATGAGCGGAGCGCAGTTCCGCCGCCACGTCGGTGTCGACCCTAATCTCTGGGCGCAGCAGTTCCTTGCCGCCTACGCGATGGCCGACGCAGTGCGCACCGATGCCGACCGCCAGGCGTTCGTGGCGCATTGGTTCGCGGACGCGATGGACGCTGCGGCGGGTGTGGCGGAGCGCTATCGCTTCGACCTGGCCAGGGGGATGGAGGAAGCGCGGCGGGACAGGGATGCGGGCACCGCTGAACCATGAGCCGTCGCTGGACGTGCCACCACAGGCACCGCCACCAGCCCCACCGCCGCCACGCCCGCCTTGGTGGCTGCGGATCGGCGCCTGGGTGCGCCGGGTGATGGGAGGGTGATTTACAATCCAACAGGGTGTCCGCAAACGTTCGTTTGATCAGGTGGCCGATGTGTAAATGCCCGCAGATATCACGCACTCAGCGGGTAATTCGGCCAGTTATGGCCAGATCCGGCACAACCGATCTGTTTACCACGCCAGAGTCAGCCGTGCCTCATTCGGCACCTAGGCGCGATAAGCGTTATCGCGCGTAACCCAATTTACCGGCTGAAGGGCTGAATGCTGCACTATCACGGCACACCCATCACGCCGCTGGACGCCCTCTACCAGCTCGCCGGCAGATGCTTCTGCGTGTCGCATATCCGGCCCGACGACGTGCGCCGGGTCCACGACATCGGGCAGTCGGTGATGCTGGACAACGGCGCATTCAGTGCCTGGAAGGCCGGCGTGGCGACGGACTGGCCTGGATACTACGCATGGTGCGACCGCTGGCTCGATTACCCGACGACCTGGGCGATCCCGCCTGACGTGATCGATGCGCCATCGCAGGAACAGGACGGGCTGTTGAACGAATGGCCGCATGGGCGGCGCCAGGCTGCTCCGGTGTGGCACATGGACGAGCCTCTGGGCCGTCTGTGCCGGCTGGTGGACGACGGCTGGAGCCGCGTCTGCGTCGGCTCTACGGCGCAGTATGCGGTTGTCCTGTCCGAGAGCTGGCAGCGGCGCATGGACGACATCTGGGACCAGTTGGCCACGACGTTTGCGCGCACGCCACCGATCCATATGCTACGCGGCATGCAATGCAGCGGGATGCGCTGGCCGTTCGCCTCGGTGGACAGCACGGACATCGCGCAGAACCACAACCGGCCGCAGAACACGCCCCGCGCTATGGCCGATCGCTGGGATTCGATGCAGTCTCCAGCACGCTGGACGGTGCGCCAGCGGGAACAACTGGAACTGGCCGCATGACGCTCGTGGGCATCTATCTGCTGGGCTGGTCGCCGCTGATCGTGTGGGCGGCGGTCGCCGGCATCATGCACGGGCTGGGCGGTTATCGCGCGTAGTGGAATTTACTCCCAGCCATGCCGGTGGCGTTCCTCGGGGTGCTCATCGAGCCAGCGCAGAAATGCCTGATAGCATGGGTCGCACACTACAGCATGCCCCACGGCCGGGCCGACCTCGGGGAATGTCCTGGCGTGCTCTGCGGCGGCTTCCTCGTCCGAGCGGCCCTTGGTGAAGGTGCCGCCACACTTCGCGCAGTGGAATTGCCTGTCGGTCATCGCAGTTCCTCCAGAAACTGCGCGCGGCTGGTGTTGGCGACCTGGGCGGCTGCGGTGGTCTCAGGACTCGGCATGGCTGACATTCACTCCGTCCGAATTATAGATGCGTTTGCATTCGATGCAGCGTCTGAACTTCCCCTCCGATCCATGAACTGTGGCGGGTGGGAACAGCCACCAGTTGATGCCGCAGTCTGGACACTGGATGGACATCTCATCCGCGGTGGTTTCGGGTTCGATCACGGCGCGTCTCCCTGTGTGTGCCACGCCTGCGCCTCCAGCCAGCACCCGCAGCGCGCTGGTTCCCGGCACGGCTCGCCGGTCTGCTCGCACTCGTTGCACTGCTGGACGTAACACATGAGGCTGGCGCGCAGCCGCTCGATCTCGGCGTCTAGCTCCTCGATGCGGTCGTCGCCACCGCAGGCGGCAGGGGTCAGACAGTATCTCATCGCAGTTCCTCCAGCTTGCGTTGCAGCGCCGTCAGGGCGCGGACGGGGACGCGGTCGGGGCGCAGGGCCAGTACGAACGCCACCGCCTCCTGCGCCAGTGCAGCGCGCTCGGCCTGCCGCTCACGCCAGCGGGCCTGCACCTCGGCGTTGGTCAGCGGGCGATCGCCGATCAGGTGGGCGGGCATCACGCCTCCTTCGCTTTACGCTCTGCACCGCGTCGATAGCTGAGAGCCGCACGCTTCGCCTGCTCACGCGTCGCATACACGCCACGGTAGTTCACTATGCCGTTCCACACCTCGCCGGTGAACGCGATGTGTTGTAGCTAATCTGGACTTGGGTGTTGGTCATCGGTGTGTTCCTTGTGTGTGGGTGTGGGGTTAGGCGGCGGCCTATGCCGCCACCGCTGTGTAACGGAACTTCCTGGCTGCGCTGACCTTGTTCATGGCGTTGCTGATCGCGTCGAGGGTCAAGGAGGCGGCGAACTTCTGCGCGGCTTCTTCCGTCGCAAACCGGATGGGCTTGCTGTCGATGGCGTTCTTGATGGTCTTGCCGCTTACTGTGTTGATGATCTGGTAGGTCATCTGAGTGTCCTCGGTTTCGATGACCCCTTGTAGCCTTACGTAATGCGACATGCAAGCATTATGTAAGATATTCACCGATTATTTTGCGGTTGTGCCGCCTGCTCCGAGAGCCTACCGCCGGTTAATCCGGGGTATCGGAACGGGTAATCCTCCTAGCGATACCGTAACGGTCGGCCTCTGTGGCCACTCATGCCACCTTCGCTGCCAGCTATGCAGGCTGGCGATGACATTTCCACCACTATCAGAGGACATCCCACCATGCGCGCACTGCTGCTCGCCGCCACCGCTATCGCTGCCCTGTCAGCCGCGCCAGCCATCGCCATGCCAACATGCACCGGCACCACGCAGACCGTGAACAGCGGCGATACCGTGACCACCGCATTCCTGACCACCGCCGGCAATTGCGTCGAGGCCGGTGACAAGGTGTTCGGCGACTTCGCGGTGACCGGCGCCGGCAGCGGCTCCTCGTCATTCTCATTCATCGGCCCGTTGGCCAACGTCACGCTCGGGTTCCAGGGCGCGATCAACCCCAACACCGTCGCCACGTTGCACTACCAGGTCGCCATAAATCCCGACATCACCACCGCCATGCGGATCGTGGCGTTGCAGAAGGACTTCACGCTCAACAGCGACGTGCTGAACGCCCCGGCGACTGCGACGCTCACCGGCACGACAAACCCGGCGACCACCCCGCCCGTGGCGATCTCCTGCACGCGCACAGTGAACCCCTCGACCAGCGGATGTCCGGAGACGGACAGTTTCGCCCCGGTCGAGTTCCTGGTCATCGATGAGACGCTGACCACTGGCACCAACGCGGTGGTGACGGCGCTCACTGACACGATCTACCAGGCTGCTGTTCCGGAGCCGGCGACGCTGGGCATCCTCGGTCTCGGCCTGCTCGGCCTCGTGGCTGCCCGTCGCCGTGCCTGATGGCGGCGCGCGGGAAAGAGGAGCGCACGGCACTCGTGTTGCTCATGCTGCGGCACGACTACCGCGACGACCAAATCGCCGACCTGCTGCGGATTACCCGCTCCACTGTCGCCACGATCCGTCACCG